GCACGGCTGAAAGAAGCTCGCATCATCCCGAACCTTCTGGCCGAACCTATTCTTAACCGGTACATATTTCAATAACGACGGCCATTTATCAAACGCCCATTTAGGAAGATTCTTCAACTCCGGGTTTATTTGCATTTTAAACGGCTTATAAGACATCCCTGTTCTTGGGTCAATCCCGAACCGTAACACAAAATGCCTGGGGCATCGAATCTTCCTGTGATAGGCTAATGACATTATTTCTGTGCTCCAACAGGCTTATCAATTATAGAAATAATATTGGCACGATTTTCCCCGGTAATCTTCCATCCTTGCTCTTTGACGCATTTTTCTTAACTCGATCAGCATCAAACTTCTTTTTCCATGCAAGGTATTCAGGCGTTTTGTAATAAGCCTGGATCTGTGCCTCACTCGGTTTTTGGATAAACAAGATGCGCCCTAACCGCCGGAACTTGTTGTAAGTATATCGAGCATTGGTCGGATGCATCGGTCCGATACGTTTTCCCCAGGGCGTCCATAGCGAAATATTCTTATGATCGCTAATAGCTTTAACTTCAATTCTATTGGCTCCACCCTTTTGTTTATCAAAGAAATCCAAATCCGCCATATACTTTGCATCAGCGGCACTGATCTTTGGCTGTGAATTGACGATTGCTTCAAGATCAGCTTTCTCCTGTTCGAGCCTGGCGATCTTCTGCGTTGGAGTTTCTTTGATTGGATCAGGCTCTTTTTTTAATGTTTTACGTGAAACATCTGCTGCGTTTTCCATCGTATGTGTATCTAACATCGGTTAATCCTCCTATTGGGCTGTGGGGAGAGTAACCACTCCCCCCACACCAAATGTTTACGGCTGTTGATTGAACTGCATTTCAACCCCGTGTGAATCGCGAAGTTCTGCTTCGCCCCAGATTTCTGTACCGACAATCTTCGTCGCTACTTCTGCCGCATCTCCTTCAAGAACAAACTTCAAGCCGCGTTTCGGCGTATACTTGATAGCCTGTTTTGAGAAAGCCGCGCCACTCGCATTATTCGACGTAACAGTGATATTAGCGTCAGACCAAAGCCTGAACCCTAACACCATGCCGCTGAATCCTGCGCGTGCCCAATCTTCACCAACTGTCCCCGGCCCTCTTGTCTGGATAGCATCGCTGGAATTATCAAACAAACTGATAAGCCCGACCGTACTCCAAATGTTAAGGGGATGTAAGACAAGCTCAAACGGTGCAGTTGCAAAATTCTTTTGCAAATAACCGTAAGCGTCATACAAATCACCGGGTGTAATATCCACGTTGGCTGACCCTACATTCTCGCTGAACGACGCGAATAATGTAACAAGGTCAAGATCACGCCTTGTAACGATTGATTGACCGATAAGCTGGCCTGCAACCGCTGCCATATTGTCCACAGAACCCAGATCAGCAATTTCCTTCAACTGAACATAAGAACCATGAACACCGACAGTTGCCGCTGATGGTGATGTATCGTTTCCAACCGTCGTCGAATCTAAAGCCTGAGAAGCCAATGAATCGTCTGTCTCAGAAGTCAGTTTCGCAATAATTGGAGTATTTGATACAACACCCGGGCCACCTAACAGTTTAGTGTCAAGTGTTACCAAAGGACGTACTACATCACGCTCCTCTAATGTTAAGAGGGCGTTTGTTACCATTGTTGGAATACACTCGGTCAATGTGGTGGTGGTGGTATCTGCAAACCCTCCCCTGCAAGCTAAGGTCAGCATAATATCAGCCACAACGAACAAGATGAATGAATGTAAAAACTTACGCATAATTGATTTTCCTCCTTTCTGTCAAAGAATCCAAGAAGATAGGATTAAGTAACCCCGACAGCGATGGTTTTGCCATCCTTCGTCATTAGAGCTTTAATTTTATCCCTAGTCTCTTGTGCGCCCTTAAAATCATTATTCATGGACTGCTTTACAAGCAGATCGTTGAGCGTGGTAAGGTCATCCGCGCCCCCTCCTCCACCCTGGCCGGCGTCTCCACTTCCAGTATCTCCCCCACCTGCGTTGGCATTTGCCTTTATCAGATGTGGTCGCTTTTCTAAGAAAGATTTTACCCCGTCGGTTACCGAGAAGGACTGATCAATCCCGTTGGCGTCTTTGCTTTTAATGGTAACGACGCCGTCTTTCAACTCTGCGGAGGCTTTCAGCATAGCCAAAGTTTCCTCCAAATAACCGCCTTGAGCAATAATCTCTGTCGTCAAAGCACTGCCGATCATCATCGCATTAATAGTGTTGTCCTTTGTAAGGATAACATTGTTCAGATCATCGACCTTTATGTTTACAGCTTTCAAGGCCTCGTCGTACTTGCCTTGGTCTTCAAGCTTCTTTTTCTCATCATTTGCGGCCTGCGTTTCGTGCTCAGTCTTGAATTTCTTAAGTTCCTCGTACCCCTCGAACTGCCGGGCCTGCTGCGAAAGCCTGGTCTGCACAATCCCGTCGATCTTGGGTTGAATAAGACCATCAATCTGTTTCTCAACAAGCGTCTTTACCTCATCCGCTGTAAACGTCTCTTTGTCGCCCAGGTCCAATTCACCGCGGTTGTTTTTTAATATTTGGAATAACTTTCTCATTTGTCATCTCCCTCTTTTGCCGGCAGGTTGCCGTTTTTGTTTTGTCGCAGGCCCAGTTTAGCTAAAAGGGATCCCCCCTCATCCAGGCCTTCGGAATTTTCTATGTCATCAAGGATTTTGTCCATATCCTCCTCAGGCATCCTTGGGAATTTCTTCTTGGCGATCGATTTCTTGATTTCCTTATTAAACTCTTTGCCCATCTCAAGCTTCATGGATTTCTCAGCCTCGTCAAGATCGTCGTTAAGGCTCTGGACGTCAAAGTTCGTGCCATAGGCCACGGATCCTTCAAAGCCCTTTGAATGCCCCTCCCAGTAAGCGAATATGTTCCAGCGTTTCTGTTCCGCATCCTGCATGTTCGCGGCTTTCTGGGTTAGTGAAGCATTCGTTTCATTAAAATCCCAGGCCTTAGATGTCCCGGATTCCTGCTTGGCTGTCTGCTCCTGGGTGGCGCTGCCGCCTTCAAGCTTGGCGAGCTGGTACATCTTGTGAACCTGTTTGTCCATATGGATAAAGTAATTCTGCGCGTTCTCTGCCTGCGGTGAAATATAACCGGGCCGTTCGCGATCCTCAGGCCACAAAAGCCCCTTATTGGATCCTACCTCAATCTGATTGTACTCCGTTGCCTTGCCCTGCAAGGTAAGGATTGCGAATGTTTGATCGCGGAGGATCTGGCGCAGCTCACTGGACGAATTGTAAACGTCCCTGGCAATGAACGCAATATCTGCGATCGCCGAGATCCCGAGAAAGTTCTTGCGCTTGCGGCTCTTCTTCTCGTATGTTATGGTTATCGGGACAACCCCAAGTCCGTGGGTGGCCCTATTGATTTCTTTGGCGTCACTGTCATAAAGGATCCATTCCTCCCGAGTCCACAACCGGTACTTAGCACTGCTCCTGTCCTCTTTCTTGTAATTCATTGGATCCGCATTGGCGCTTTCCAATTCCAGAACCATCACCCAATTCGGCTGCCCGAATCGATCCAGGTCCCAGTTAAGGACATTCTGAGGATGGATATCAACAAAATACGGGAACTGCCCCTGGTCAAGCTTATCCTGGAGATTGCGGATAGTCCCAGTGGCTTTTGGCGTATCGATGATTGTGTACATATGGCCATAGACCTGGGTGAGATTAAATAGGTTTGAACGATACTCGTCGATCGTGCTATCCATGCGGTCGATATTCTCGTTCCGGGCCTCAACGGCTTTTTCGATATTCCCCCAATCCTCTATGATCGCCTGCTTGAACAGGTGGTTCGTATAGATGTCAATGATCGGGGCGCAAAAGTTGTAATAATAACTCATCTTTTGCCGGGTTGCAAAATCGGCGTTTGTTTCCCGGACATGCCGAAACAGGTTACCTTCGGCGCTCTCTTTCCCGACCTCTTTCCCACCGGCAAACACCTTAACGAACATATCCTTAAGAATATCCCCGTTATGACTGGAGCCCGTTTGCACCATGGCATTCGTATACCCGATACCACCCTCATATGATTGAAGCAGAAAATTCCAGTAGCTAAGATTAGCCACATACACCGGGTGCGGGCTGTCAATGATTTCTTTTACCCCGGACATAGGTTATTTCCTTTTCTTGAATTCCTGTTTGGTTGAAGCTGCCGGCTTTATGGCTAAGGCTTCCTCAACCTTCTTCCTCGAAATATTCAGCTTTTCTGAGATTTCTCTCAGACTAAGCCCTGTGCCGCGCAGATCCTTAATCTTCTTCTCCTGCGGCGTTGGTTCCGTTTCATTCGGTGCTTCTTTTTTGTGAATTTTCTTCTCTGCCATGATTATGCCCCTTTCACCGGTATGCCGGTTATGATCCCACCACTTAGTGGGAAATTATATGATATTAAATACCCAAGTGCATCTGTAATATGTCCAATTTGTGTGGCTTCTTCCTGTTTTTTATCCAATCGGCCATCTGATAAACGTTCTCTTTTGTTAAGATCATTTATCGTCTTTGGGCATGTATCCGGATTCATTTTATATCGTGTATTATCTTGTCTGTTCTTAATAAACGAGTTTACGTTATTAACACGATCCTTCTGTCTTGGGTTGCTTGCATGTGCTGATATATCAAACCCGGCATCCGTCAATATCTGCAAATCCGACTTTGTCGCATTGGATTCCCCCGCCCTTCCTGTACTGTCTGGGTAAATGTGTATACGGTCCGGCCTATCCCGACCAAACCGCTCCAACAACGCTTCGCGCATTTCAAACGTATTTGAATTGTTTAACCATATTTCACCAAACTGCTCATATGTATTACCCTTAATGTGCCCAAGAGTAGCAGTCATGGGATCCACATTAAAATCCATGCCGACTGATATAATCTCACTATCTTCTTTCAAAGAACGATCAAGGTTGTGTACACCAAATGCGCTGTATGCTAGCCCTTCATAACTCTCAAACGAACCCTCATATTCTTGCCGATATGTGCGGTCATCAAGCTCTTCTTTTACCGAAGCCATTTCTTCCGGGCTTAATACGTCTGAGCTAAACCAGTGATAATATGCCCAATCACCTTCATCTGTGCCAAAACTACCACATCCATGCTGGGATTGCGGTATAATTCCACCGCAAGATTTAACCGCAACATCATAATAAAAGTTGCGCCCCTCGGGAACACCGTCAAGAAGAGCCCATCCATTCGTATCAGAAAGAACAGGGCGAATATTTGAATTCCACGCCTCTATACCTTTAAGGTTACCAAACTCTGTAATATGGCAACCATGCCATTCCTGCCCTTCAATGCGTTCCGGCTTATCAAGTCCGATAATGTGTATTTCCGAACCATTTTGTAAACGGACAAATAAATCCGATTCTGATTTAGATTTAGTGAATAATCTCGCGTCTTTTTTAACACCATCCCAGAAAATGTCTTTTGCCTGTTTATATGTCGGCGCACCATGGAAATATCTTCCTGGAACCGTCATTGCTTTGAGAAAGAGCTTCCGCCGCCCTATAAGAGTTTTACGGGAACGTCGGCCTGCTGGGTTGACTATAAACCTATGCTGATCACGATAATACCTTTCCTGGATTGGTGTCAGCGAGTGCAATCGCATTGGCAATAGTTTTGAAATATCCCTCCGCATCGCCTATATTTCCCTCCGTATCCCTGCTGTCCTTCCACCCAGCTCTGTTTTTAAGCCATATCATGCAAGCTGCTGTATCTGGGGCATAATGTTTAATAAGTGGTGTTAATGTGATCTTACCTTTATAATTAGAAACATGGACTTCTGGATGCTTAAATCCTTTAGCTCTATGGAATAAGGCCTGTGCCACTTCTGCATCAGCTTTTTCTTTACCATTTTTTAGGGACTCAAGAAATTTAGGAAACTTTTTTTTCCATGAATTAAGTGTTTGTTCGCTAACATCAAAAAACCCATGAATTAAGTGTTTGTTCGCTAACATCAAAAAACCCGGCCATCTGTTTATCAGTTGCACCGAGCAAAGAGAATTTGAAAGCGAGTTCATTGTACTCATCTTTATAGTCCGTTTTCCTTCCCATTTTATGTCACCTGTATTAATAAGTATTACACATATATCCCTCTTTTTCAACTTTTTTTATTTTATTCTTTTTGTTGTATTAAACCCTCGTCGCTGTTGACCGTATAGCATATAGATTTATTTTAAAAAAAGATTTGACAATTGGTTTCTTTTCGTGTAATATTTTCAGTATGGCTAAGGTAGATCAAAAACAATCAAATAAAATTAATGAAATAAAAGCGACCCTCAACAGGAAAAGTCTGTTTCCTACCAGAAATGGATCTGCCTTAGTCAGCTCACTGTTGGGGGTTGCTTTTTTATTTGGAGGGGATCATGGCACATACTAAAGGAGAATGGAAGGTAAATAAAGCATCTGAATCAAAAATAACGATTGTCTCGCCCTGGAACAATGAAGTTAAGCCCGGAGAATCTTCTGGATACGGAGATTACCGAGGGTTACATATTTGTTATTTAGAACATCAAAAGGACAACCCTTGTGTAAGCGAAAAACAAGCTGAAGCCAACGCCAAGCGAATAGTCCAATGTGTAAACAGCCATGATAAATTGGTGGAGGCTTGTGAAGAAGCCTTAATAACTGAAAAAATGTTGATGGAAAACCAAAGCTGTTTTAGAAGTCTAAAAACAATTGGATTATTAGAACAAGCCATATCCAAAGCGAAGGCAAAATAATGGACCCAACCGCCTTTGTAATAGGCCAAATCAACCAACACTTCAAAGATGCCTCAGATCGGTTGTGGGAGCATGCTGCGCATAATAATAAGCCAGGGCTATTCAATGCCCCTATATTCCCAAATCCTCATGCACTAGCCAGAATTCGACGATGTGAGTGTGGGGCGGAACTTGGGCCGGATGAGGATAAATTTTGTGGGGATTGTTATTGACAAATAGGATATATTATGTATAATATGTATATGGCTAGAGTTAGTAAATCAATAAACAAAATTAAATCAATTATCCTTCGCCGGGAACGGTGTAACCCACCTAATGACTCTAGCCAGCCTGGTACCGGCGGGGGGTGTTTTTTTAAAGAAAAAAAAGCTCGCTGCTCACGCAGCGTTTTCTTTTCTTTACTTAACTTAACTATACTTAACTAGTGCTTCACGTATATGCTTAGCTTGGCTTGAGCCAAGCATAAGCTAAGCTCATCTCATAACTATCGTCTTTTAAAGGAGTTGCAATGAAAGAGAAACCGTACTTTAAGCATGACCATGACTCAAGACACGACCCGCGCATCATGAAAATTCGAAAAAAATATGGCTGCTTAGGCTACGGAATCTACTTTATGTTGATAGAGATGCTCCGATCGGCGTGCAAATACACTATAAAATTAGACATAGAAAACATAGCTTTTGACGTTAAAGCAGAAGAAAAAATCATTGAAGATATTATAAAAAACTACGGATTATTTAGAATAAATAAAGGATCTTTTTACTCACCATCTCTTAAAGACCGCATGAAGGCCTTGGATAATATAAGGAAGGGATGGGTTAAGGGTGGGAAGAGGCGTTGGGAGAAAAATGATAATGAAAAGTCAATCTATAGAGAATTTAAAGGTTAAACGACTCCGATTAAAAATGCTTTTAAAAGCACATAAAGCATATAGAAGATCAGAACAATTAAAATGGCAGATAAAGTATTGGCGCATGATATATCCACCTATATGTAGCTTTCATGTAACAGATTCTAATACGAATATGGAAAATTATATAATTAGTTTAGAGAAAGAAGAAAAAGAAGAAATGGAGTTTTTTAACTATGCCGTTAAAAACTATTGCACCGATCAAGACACAGACAGACAGGCTGGAAACGTATCTACAGTCGATAGCCCATGGCGCTGAGTTTCAGCTTGACTACTTCAATAAGATAAACAGTCTTATAGGTGGATTTGAGCGTAAAAAGATGGTTGTTATTGGGTCAAGGCCGAGTGAGGGTAAGTCTGCTTTTGCCTTGCAAATGGCTTATGAGTTATCCACAAAGGTTAAGGTTTTATATCTGAGTCTTGAAATGACGGTTGAAGAGGCTATGTTCCGCACGTTCTGCTATGAAACTAAAATACCGAATACAGATTTCTATACCGGTAAGATTTACGACTATAAAGGATTGTTTGAGAAATTTAAAGAATCAATGCGAGAGAAAGAACGATTACTTATTATAGGGGAAGAGATAGGAAAGACATGGGAAGAGATTGATATTGCTTTTAAGCGTCTTGAAAATGATCCGCCTGATATAGTTATGCTTGATTACATACAGTGTATTAAGAGTAACGGGAAGAAAATGGATGTTATTGAGGATTATATTAAGAAGTTTAGAGCATCTGCCATTGAGAAGAAATTCTGTTTATTTATATGTTCCCAAATTAACCGCGCTAATTTAGCTGATAATAAGAGTAAAGAGCCGACAATGGAAGGTCTAAAGAATACTGGGTTCCTGGAAGAACACGCGGATAAGGTTATATTACTTCACTATCCTTGTAAGCATAAAGAGAACGCGGATATAAATAAGTTCAAGATTATTGTGGCTAAGAATAAGAACGGAATGACTGGCTATGTTAATTGCAATATAACCCCGGAGATTTATAGGATATGGGAGGATGAAGCATGACCTACACATCCTTCTCCGGCTACTACGTCCCCCGGTCTAAGAAAGATTTGTTAGCGGCCCTGCTGCCGACGTGGAAGGGGAAACGTACAGATTTACGGGAAATGGGAGTTAAGAGGCTTCGGGCGATATACCATTGTCTTAAGCAGAAGAATATGACGGAGTTGATGAGGAAATGAGAAAGAAAAATCGTCTCTGTAAAGAGTGTGGGAAGAAGTTCAAAGATCACCCGGTCGAAGGGTGTAGCTGGAAACCTAGAAAAC